GAGGCGGCTTGATGAATGAGTACACCAGAAGCATTTTTCAGAGAGACTATTGATTTAAACAGATATAGTAATGCTGTATCAACAGAGTTTCAAAGAACATATAATGATGTAATTCTTGAAGCCACTAAAAAACTTAAACAAATAAACATCAGACAAGCTAAAGCCGATGCTGGAGTTGTTATAGCACCACAAACAAGAAAAAGACTAAGAGCAATAATTCAACAGTCAAAAATAAGTTTAGATACTTGGTCTAGGCTTACAACTCAAAAAATGATTAAGGAAATCGAAGGACTGGCAGAAGTACAAGCTGGATTTATAGAGAATGAACTTAAGAAAGTTGTTAAGTCTGGTAATGTTCCAATAAATTCTGTTGCTGTAAGTAGAAAATATGCAGAATCTTTTGTAAAAACAGATCCAACCCAAGTCAATATATTCACCAGTAAAGAATTTACAGAAGATGATTTTAAAAGGTTTGGTTCTGGAAAGTTTGAACTTACTGCAAGACAAGGAGCAATGCAAACCTTACCAAATGGAGACACAGTAGAGAAAGCCTTTCGTGGTATAGCACTAAAACAACATGAGTTGCTTGCAAGAAATATAAGGCAGGGTGTTTTTAGCGGAGAATCAACACAAGAAATAGCAAGGCGAATGATTGGAAATTTAGATTTTGGTCAAAAAGCTAAAACCTCAAGACAATTAGCCCTTGCTGGAGGTGAAAGAACAAAACTAGCTAATCATCAAATTAGAACAATTGTAAGAACATCTGTAAACCAAGTGCAGAATCAGGCTTCACAGGCGGTATATGCGGCAAATAGTAAAGTTGCTCCTAAATATGAATATGTCGCAACCTTAGACAGTAGAACAAGTGCCGTTTGCAGAGATCTTGATGGTAAACAGTTTGCATATAACAAAGGCCCAACACCTCCACAGCATTTTAATTGTCGATCTACTACTGTTCCTGTTGTTGATTTTGATGGATTGCAAAAGAAATATCCAAGATTGGAAAAGCCACCAGTAGGAAAGGTTGTTACCAGACCAAGTGCAACAGGTAGAGTGCCACAAGATACGAAATATGGTGATTGGCTTTTACAACAAGATAAAAAGCTACAGGTTAAAACTTTAGGCAATGCAAAGAAAGTTCAGTATTTTAAAAGATTGGCAAAGAAGGAAGGATCTGGACAGAAAGCAATAAAAAAATTTGTTCGTGATGATGATAGTGAAAGAAGTTTGAAGGACTTACAAAGGATTTATGGAAAGCCTACAAATATAAAACCGAAGCCCAAGCCTAAAGCTGTTGTAGGAACTGCTGTTGCATCTGACTTTATTAAATCAAAACCACTTAAAAAACTTACTGAAAAAGAATTGTTAGCTGACCTTAAAAAATTTAGAGAACATGAAATTAAAATACAAACTTTAAGAGGTATAAAAAATCCATATACAGGGCCAATAGATTTTAAGATTCAATCTTTAGAGCAAGGTTTAAGCATAGAAAAAGTGATTACAAAAGATTCACCAATGTACAATGATTATCTATTCTGGAAACAAGGATTTAACAAAAGACCAGATAGAGTAAAAAATGTAAAAGCGTTAAAAGATAGAAAAGATTTAGTAAAAGGTGCTGATGGTGAAAACCTTGTTTTATATAGAGGAGTTTCTGATGACAGATGGAATGACCAGTTTAAGGGTATTGGTAAGGCTGGAGACAATTACTTTGCTGGTGAAGGTTTATATGGCAATGGAACTTATGCTGCTGCTAGAAACTTTCATGGAACAAAGGCAAGTTTATCAAAGAGTACAAAAAATGCTATTGAAATAGCTGAACATTATACTCAGAGTAATGCCTTTGCACCTAAGTTATCAGTTGCTGAAAAGCAAAAAAGAATTACTGCATTTGGATTAAAAAAAGATGCAAACTTTAAAACTTGGAAAAAGGGTTCTAGTACAAAAAATTTAAAGAATGAACATGCATATCCAGACTCTGACTGGTATAAACAAACCTTTGGAAAATGGGAAGATGAAACGATTGCAAAAGCAAAAAAACTTACAGGATATGACATTGAGACAGTAGGCGAGGCTTGCACCATACTAGGTATTGACGGCTATCAAGTGCCTTTGCCTTTAGTAGATAAATTGGTGGAAGGTGGTGCTGAATTAATACACTTTGACGCAGATTACTGGGTGATACTTAACAGATCAGCTATAGTGGTAAGTGATACAGTTAAATTATGATTGATGATCCTTTCTTTTCAAGAGAGCTTGCACAGTTAATGACAACTCTGCACTTGAATATGAAAGAAAGAAGAAAATGTATTGAAGAGGCTTCCAAGGCAAAAGATTTTAAGTCTTTTGTAAAAGATATTAATGAAGGCAAAGTTACTTTTAATAAATAATAGTTGTTGACACTTGTTGAAGAATAATATATATTAAATATAGACACAACAACCCCATGAATAACTTTTTTACCACATTCTTCAATGAAAAAAATTTAGATTTTCAATATTACACAGTTAATTCACCAAATGGAACTCCTAACATAATTCCATCTACAGTTGTTATTGAAGCAATCAAGCATACCAAAGGCGAAGAGGCAGCAAAAATTAAAGATATGTTGATTCAAATTGATTTCTTTAATGGCAATATTCATAATTATTTGCAACACTTAGCTCAAGCACTTACAAAAGATTTAGATATCTAATGCCACTAAAAAAAGGTAAATCACAGAAGGCTATATCTGCAAACATTCGTTT